CAGAAGCTGATTGCGTTGCGGACACAAATCGAATCAGCACGAACAATCTCAGCGAACGTTCGTGCCTCAGGAGGATAGGAATGACATCAGAAGCCCTAATGGGCGAAGTGAAAAGACAAACCAACGAAATCAACGAGTGCCGTGAACGTGTCGCGACACTTGGGATTCAACGCCGCGATCTGTTTGCTGCGTTACGCGCTGAAGGCGTGACATATGGCCAACTTGCTGAAGTGACTGGGTTACATCACATGACAATTCAGCAGGACATGGCGCGCTACCGCGACGAGAATCCTAAAGAAATGTGGGAGGCATTTACCAAGGCAACAGCGAAGTCGGCTACTACTGGTGAACCATGCGACACGGACTCGAACGATTCAAAAGGGGATGCTGTTGTTGTGTCTGTCTAGCTGCCATGCTGGAAAAGATGCAGCGAAACCGTTTGATCAATAATGACGTGGAGTGCTGGACAAAAAATGAGATTGAACACGCTCGCGGTAGTTGCTAGATCTACCCTGAGAGCCTCATGTCTCCTTCTCGGTTTACGGCGTACCGGTTTAATGATTGGCGACCGTACCCAAAATTGCCTATAGAAGTGGAAAATCAAGCGCTTTGTCTGAAAGCTCCGATTGCATGGTTTTTTCCGGGGAAAGGATCACCTGCGATAGGAAAGAAATTGTGTGTGCAGTGCGATGTCAGGCAGGCGTGCCTAGATTTCGCGATTGATAACGCAGTCCATTTCGGTCTGTGGGGAGGTATGACGGAACGTGAGCGACACAGCGAGCGGCAGCGAAGAAAGCTCGGTGGACTTCGGGACGTGGTTGGAGCAGGGAGTGAGCCTGGGGTTTTGCACTCCGGCGTATTGCGACAACCATGACGGCTACCACGCGTCTGATTGGGAAGTGGTGCGCACACTACCCGACAACGATTTTTGTTGGCCTGTGGTGCGGTTGAAGGGTGACTGAAGGAATCTGAATAAATCCCCTGAATAATCGTGCAAGGGTAACCCCTATGTGTATAATGGGTGCACGACAGCAATCACAAACTCAGGAGAAAATATCAAAATGGAAACCACCACCGATACATACCCAACCGAAGAATCAATGGTGCACCTTCCCTTGTATGACTCAGACACCGGCATACAGGTTGGCGACGATCCCGTGCAGGTGGGGTTCCACCTCTCAGCCGAGCGCGGTGAAAGATGCCACCTATTCGTGACAAGCCGCCAAGGCAACTACAGCCTGATGTACGCCGATTACAGCGACGTCGATCGGTTTCGCAAGATTGCTGAAATGGTCAACACCGGTCCTATTCGCAAATGGCAACTTGATCATGCAGACGTGACAGTCGAAGTAATCAGCGACGCAGTAATGCTTGCTGACGGAGTAATCGAATGGGAGGAACTGACAAACTAAGAACAACGGTTACAGGTTGGCCGCTAATCAACCTCTAGGGATGTTGCCCACGGGGGCAATCTGGATTCCAAACCCAGACCCAGAAGGTTCGACTCCTCCACATCCTGCGACAGCAACCAAAACCAAACAAGGAGACAAAGCCATGATCAGATTAAACACCGACAAAGTACGCGGAAGCGGGCCAGATTATTTACCAGAAAATAGCGGCCTACTCATCGTGAAAGCCCGCGAAGTCGAGGTGGGCGACATCCTCATATTCATTAACGATGCCCCTACTACTGCCCCACACCACGGCACTCGTTGATTTCGTTGGTTTGTCTTTTCACTTCGCCCATTAGGGCTTCTGATGTCATTCCTATCCTCCTGAGGCACGAACGTTCGCTGAGATTGTTCGTGCTGATTCGATTTGTGTCCGCAACGCAATCAGCTTCTGTTGTGTTGCTCGTTCTAACGCCTCCGTGATTTTCCATTCACGAAACACGTCAGCGCAGCGCCCGAAAGCGACTGCCTCTTTTTGTGCGACCGTACCTTCAGTCGCTTGCAAAATCGCCCGATGATAGCGGCGCTTGTATTCGGCCTCAGCTTCGGCGCGCTCAACACAGAGCACAACGAAACGTTCGACCTCTGCATTGAGTTGCTCATTCAACAGATCCAAACGCCGTTCAATGTCAACCTGATACAGCGGCTCAGTTAGCGACAAAAGTATCGACCTCCTCAATCACGATTCGTAAACCGTCCACGTCACCGATCTCAGCCGGAAAAAACGTCAACGCTCTAACGAACTGCGGATTGTCGTCCGGCAACACACCTGCATCCACCAAACCATCAACCGCGGCTTTCACCGCGGGGAAGCAAGCACCAACGTCTTGTTTCCAACGTCCGTCCTTAGCGAGCGGTGTCGCATACACCTTGATAGCTGGCAACGCTGGAACCTGCTGGGCTTTCGCCAGCCAACCAAACGACTCACGCATGTCACGAACCTTCGCGGCTCGTTCCATGTGATGCCACTTGCGTTCAGCGTTACTAGTCCAAGGCCGTTGACCGTGAAGCTCTAAATCCCAGATCACACAACCTCCGCTTTTGCTGCCTTCTCTGTTTCTCGGAGTAGGTGTTCTGCTGCTTCTTGTCGTGTGTAAAAGTGGAAGCAGTTGAACGGACCGTTGTGCGTCCAGAAAGTTGCGTTGTTTTTCCGCCAGACCTTTCCGATTACTTCGCCGTCGACAATCGCTTCATACTCGGGGCGGTAGCAGGACAGAGGGTTCTGTTCGATAATTTTTTTGAACTTCATCTTGTCCATCAGACTGCCACCTCCGCTTTTGCAGCCTCTAGAGTTTGATAGACCTTCATGGTCTTAGGTGTGCCAGTGATGGTGGTAGCCACAACATTGGCGGCTGTCTTAGTTCTCCAGCAGCTTGGACCATCTTCGTTGAATGCTATGGCGTTGTTGTCGCTGTCTACTGCTATCCATGAACCGGGATTCATGAGATAGATTTGGCCGTTGTTGATGTGGCAGGTAGCTACAACTTTTTGTGCTTTGTAGGCGGCGGTAGTGGTTAGCTGCATGCCCCCCATTATAGACACAGGGTTACCCCTTGCACAACCAATTCCAAGGATTTGTTCACGACCACCTCAAACCCATCGCGACCTCACGACCGAAGCGCGTCAACACATGAACGATCCCCGTGTTGCCAGGAGTCGTTTCACGCTCCACAGGCCGCCCCACCTGATCAAACAAATACCCGGCCAAACCCTGCTCACGCAACTCACCCAAACGAGTCGCAGTTTGGTTCGGCGAAATCTCCCGCCCAGCACCATTGAAAATCACGGTACTCAAATCGAACGCCGTCATACCGTCAGGATGATGTTCACTCAACGCCATAATCGCTTGCGCCTTTTGGCTACCCGACTTCACCCGCATCGAAGCACGCTGACTCGTTTCAGGATGATCGTTCCCGACCTTGCCACCAACCTGGTCAGGGTTAAAGCCCCACAGATTCGTTTGGCTACTCATCTCGATCCCCTTCCAACAAATCAAACAGCGTCGCGTTCTCCTGTAACCCCAACGAACTACCTAACGCGTGGCAAACAAACTCGACGGTCTTGACAGTCACCTCGTCAATGATTTCCTCATCCGTTCGGTCATCCATCAGAACGCCTCCGCTCTCAAATAGTCCCTGACCTGTGCCATCAGCCGGCCAATCGCAACGATGTACTCTTCGCGATCAACCAGCGTCAAATTCCCCGCCGGATCAAACTTCTGCCCGAAATAGTGATCATGGATTTCGCTCCGGCTATCCAGCACGTAGGTCGCTGGTTGCCTTGACCAGACCGTCACGATCCAATAGTCAGCGGCGCTCCCCGCACCTTGGAATCCTTTCTCCGGTATCGGCGAAGCGGTCACCGTGTAGAGCGTCGAGTTGCCTGGTGCGTGATGTTCAACAAAAGTCATCAGTCGTCTCCCCCCACGTCCAATACCCTCCAACGATCCTGCCCGTTGTAAAGCGTCACATTCTCACCGCGATCCCATTCAACTGCGACCACAAGACTGCCCCCTTCTAATCTGACCTCCACCACTGTTCCTATGTCTCCTTCACACACTTCGGTCTCGACGAACCCAATGCTGATGAGTTGGACTCGGTCATCAACCTTCGGAGCTACATTCAGTATCGGCTCGACCACCTCTGGTGGATCGCTACAACAACATGCAACAACAACACCACCAACCAACAACAACACTAACAACAACCACAACAACCACAACAACACCAACAAAC